ATCCTTTTGAAGATATACGACCTCTATGAGAACAGAGGGGAGGTCGTTTTAGGGGTGAGTGTTAGCAAGATAGCTGATGCCGTGGACAGTTTACTGCGGCAATATCGGATATGGACGGAGTTTGACTAATGAGAGCTGGCAGAATGGACAAAATAATAACGCTACGTGAAAAGGTCACATCCGAGAACGCCTTCGGGGAGCAGATCGAGACGTGGATTGACCTTGTCCAGACCGGCACGGAGATAGCCACGGGAACCCTGACAGCCGGGACACTCTATCAGATCACGGCGACAGAGGAAAACCACTTCGGCACCGGGGTTGTGGTCTATGATGTTATCACGGCGGTGGGAACCGAGACCTGTGACGATAACAACAAAGCAAAGCCGGTGACTCTCCCGGCGGAAGTATGGGCGGAGCGTCGGGAATTAAGGGGAGATGAAAGGTGGTCCGCCCAGCAGGTTATCGCGGGCATTTCTTGTAAATATCGCATCAGGTATCGTGACGATGTGGGGCCGCTCAATGTGCTCAAAGACGCGGACAACAGAGAATATGACATCAATGCAGTGCTTGAGCTTGGCCGCAAGGAGGGGCTTGAATTGATCGTATCGGCGAGGGCTGAATAATGGCTAAGGCTTCATTATCATTTAAAATACATGGACTCGGTGAACTAATGGACGCTTTAGAACAGCTGCCGACTTTGTCAATGCAGAAGGGTGTCGTCCGGCGTGCGCTGGAAAAAGCTGCCGTGCCGGTGCAGGACGCGGCGAAAATAAACGCGCAGCTGTTGCCGTTTGACTCAAAGAAGATAGCCGACTCAATACGTATCGGCCAGCTGAAGAAGTCACAGCGTCCGAAAGGACGCAGAGACAGGACAACGGTGACAAGATATATCGGGAGTAGCCATCCATTGGCACATTTGTTCGAATTTGGGACTGGCGAACGTGAAACGCTTGGCCTGAAGACTATGCCTGCGGGCTTAAAGCGTGGCTACATCCCGGCCATGCCGTTCCTGCGGCCCGCATGGGATGCGAACAAGGTCGTTGTTCTGGAGCGGCTGAAAGTCGAGCTGTGGGCGGCAATTCAGAGATCGGCGCGACAGCTGGCGCGTAAAGCAGAACGCGGAACATTAACAGCACGACAGATCGAGGGCTTGAGGCGGCGATGATAGAAACGGCCATCAGATCAATACTGATCACTGACGCAACGGTAAGCGCCATTACTACGCGTTGTTACCCGGTGATGATCCCGCAGGGTGCGACAATGCCGCTGATCCGGTATCAGAAGGTATCCGGCGTGCGTGATCATGTGCTTACCGGGCCGACAGGACTGGCGCGTCCACGAATACAGGTGGAGGCTTGGGCGGAAACCTACTCGGGGGCAAAATCGCTGGCGGCTGCCATCCGGGAGGCGCTTGATGGCTACATCGGTACGGCGGCCAGCGTGGCAATAGGATCATGCCTCATAGAGTCGGAACGCGACATCTATGAAAGCGAACTGGGGGTTCATCGTGTGGTGCAAGACTACATGATTTATCACAAAGAAAACTAACTAAATGGAGGAAATGAAAAATGGCAGAAGCAGCACAGGGGACAATAATTGCAATAGCGGGAGCGGCTGGATCGCCGGTTACGGCTACCGCAGGGGTGGCCGGGTATCCGACGATATTAACGAGGACGGGACATGGCCTGTCGGTGGGTGACGTTGTGACGTTATCGAGTTTTACCGGCGGGGATGCGGCATTGCTCAACGGGCAAGTGGCGGTTGTGCAGTTTGTCACGGCCAACACCTTTGCCGTAGGTATTGACACCACGGACAAAACCATCACTTTTACCGGCACGGCCACGCCTAAAGACTGGACGGACATCGGTGAAGTGGTGGACATGGACAGAGCGGCAGGCAGCCGGAGCGAAATTGACACCACACACCTTACCAGCACGAGCAAAGAGTTCCTACTGGGCCTGCGGGACAGCGGCACGTATACCTTTAGCATCAACTGGGTATTTGATGACGCTGGACAGCTGGCGTTGCTGGCCGCTGAAGGATCTGATACTGTATCCAGCTTTAAGGTGACATATCCGTCAGGTGATACACTTACCTTTGACGGTTTTGTTCAGTCCGTATCTGGGCCGTCGCTGGGTGTCGATGACAAGTTGTCCGGTACGGTTACAATTAGAATCAGCGGCGATGTGGCATTCGCATGAACAAAATAACCGGCGAAAAGACAATCGAGATCGACGGCAATAAGTATGTGCTGCGGTACACGTGGAGCGCACTGGCCGAAGTCGAGTCACAGCACGGCGAGAGTCCGAATCTGTTCAATGCCGAAACGCTCGCGGCCGTAGCGGCGGCTGGCTTCCGGGAGCATCACCCGGAGCTTACCGCTGAGAGGATCATGGGGCTGTCACCGCCGTTAGTGCCACTGGCAACAGCGGTACAAGAGGCGATTCAGTGGGCCTACTTCGGTGGCGGTGCCTTGCCGGAGGCGGGGCAGGACGTAAAAAAAAACCGTCCGACGGCTGGGCTATGGAAGCGTTTCGTGTCGCTGTTCGGGGGGGGATAAGCCCGACGGAGTTCTGGGGCCTGACGCCGCACCTTACACGACAGGCATTACCTGCCCTTGCGGAGCGGCACAACACCACGATCTGGCTACAGGCGGCTTTGATGCGAACAAAGAGGCTGCCGGAGCTTGAGAAGTTCGCAGGCAGGCCGAAAGAACAAGGTCCGCCCGCTGACCTGGAGGCGAAAATGAAAGCCTTGTTCAAAAATGAAAAAGTAGTACACGGAAGGATAAAAAAATAATGGGCGAACCGATTGGAGCCTTGCACGCTAGTCTATCAGCTGGACACGCGGAGTTTGCATCCGACATGAGGAAGGCCAGGAATGCCGTCGAGACGAACGCCAAGGGCATGAACACGGCCATGGGGAAGGTCAAGAATTCCTTCGATGGCAACGTCAACAGCCTCATCTCGTTCCGAAATAAAGCCCTTGCCGCCGGAGCCGCCCTTGCGGGTATTGCCCTTGCCGCAAAAAGTTTTGGCTCCGCCGCCATGCGCTACGAAACCCTCGGGGCGGTTATGGAGGCCGTCGGGAAAAATGCGGGGTACACCGGGGCGCAGATGGAGGAATTTCAAAAACGTCTCGAAAAAACCGGAATCTCCATGATCCAGTCCCGAAACGCCGTCATTAAAATGACCCAGGCCAACCTCGATCTGGAGAAATCAACGGAACTGGCGCGGGTGGCTCAGGATGCCGCCGTCATCGGAAATGTCAATTCCTCAGAGGCGTTTAACCGCCTCATTCACGGGATTCAGTCGGCACAGACCGAGGTCCTCCGCATGATCGGAATTAACGTAAATTTTGAGGACAGTTACAAGCGGATCGCAAAACAGACCGGACGCACGACGACGCAGCTCTCGGAAGCAGAAAAAGCGCAAATCCGTATGAATGCCGTCCTCGATGCGGGGTCCGGGATTGCCGGGACATATGAGGCGTCGATGGGCACGGCGGGAAAGCAGCTCGGGTCGCTTGCTCGACACCTAGAAAATCTCAAGGTCATGGCCGGAAAGGCCATCACTCCTGCCCTGGCTGAGATCGTTGATGCTCTGACATCGTCGATTGCCGCTCTCAATGATGAGCTCGACGGTGACGGAAAAGACGCAATAGAAAAATGGGGGATCAATTTTAGGCTGGCGATAATCAGCATCAGGGCGGAAATTTTGCGCCTTGGAATGTTGCTGGACAAAGTCGGCGGAACCATGACGTCCGCTCAAATGCTCCTGTACGGTCCTGGAAGCGCTCTCGGATTTAAGAGCAGTCAGGACCGTTTTAAGCGAGCGGCAGATCGAAATATCATGTTCGAGCAGCTATATAATGACAAAGACAGGCAGCTGCTCGAACTGGCGAAAAAATATAACGAGATCGAAGCGCTCAATACACCGGCTGGTCGGGCGGCGGCAAAAATGCGGGAGGAAGTCCGGGCGAAGCAACCCAGAACAGAGGGTGCCGTAGAAGACGAGAAAGCCGCTAAGGAGACTGAAAATCGCCTGAAGCGGGGACAGGACCTTATTTTATCCCTAGAACGGGAGCGGGACCTGATACGGGCCGTTACCCGCGAAGAGAAGGTCCGCTGGGACCTGTCGAAAGGACCGGATAATGACCTTGCCGAACCGCACAAGCAACGCATCCTGGCTATCGCCAAAGAACTTGACGCCCTCGATGCGGCTGTCAAGGCGGAGGAGGAGCGGAAGGCCGTCCTGAAGTCAATCGACGAGGAAATTGCGGCACTCCAAAAAGAGGCCGATACATACGGCATGTCGGAAACGGCAATCCGCCTCTACGAGATGTCGCTGAAGGATGCGACGGAGGGACAAAAAGAATCCGTCGAGGTCCTCATGCGGGACCTGGAAATCAAGAAACAAGTCGCCCAGGTCATGGAGGACATTAAAACGCCCCTGGACGAGTACGCCGAAAAAATGCGGGTACTGAACAGGCTACTCAAAGAAGGTGCAATCTCTCAGGAGCAACATAAGGCAGCCGCAGAAAAGGCGCAGAAAGCCCTCGTTGATGCGGTGGAGGCTGGTAACGACAAGTTCCAGGAACTCGCGCGGGCCATTGACGGCTGGGGCAAGGATTCAGCGGCGGCAATTGCTGATTTTGCGAGAAGCGGAGCCTCGGACTTCAAGAAAATGATCGACAGCATGATTGACGACCTCCTCCGGATGATGATCTATCAGAATGTCACGGGCCCGTTGTTTAAGAATCTTTCAGGGCTTTTTAGCGGCGTATTCAGCGTTGCTGGTCCTGCCACCGGAGCCTCTGCCGCCACTACCGCCGCCTCGGGCAAATATATGGAAAAAATAATGGGCGGCTGGCTTACGGGAATGCACGCCAAAGGGGCCGCCTTTTTGAAGGGCGAGATCGTGCCCTTCGCAAGGGGCGGGGTAGTGAGCAAGCCCACGGTATTCCCCATGGCCAAGGGCATGGGCCTGATGGGTGAGGCAGGCCCGGAGGCCGTTCTACCGTTGACGCGTACCAGCTCGGGCAACCTCGGCGTGGAGGCAACGGGGGTAAGCGGCGGTGAGGGGCAGACCGTGAATCACTACTTTGTCATTTCATCGCCGGATGCGGAGGGCTTTGACCGGCTCTGCCGACGTAACGCCATCAGTATCGTGCGGGCGACGAATGCGGCACTTGAGCGCAACGTGGGGCGCAAGGAACTGAAAAAACTGCTCGACTGACTGGAGGGGGCATCAGGTGGCTAAATATCCAGAGTATCCCATACCGCAATACCCGCTTGCTGTGGCGCAGCGGCACAAGACTATTGTCACGAGCTTTGACGGTGGCAAGGAGCAGCGGCGGCGCAAGAGCGTCTTCCCCTGCTACGACGTGACGCTGGCGTATAACGCGCTCAAGCCTTCTGACATTGATGCACTGTGGAGCTTTTACCGCGAGATGGGGGGCGCCTTTCGGGAGTTCTTTTTCTTCACGTCCTTCACGGAGTCGCACGAGGGCCTGTTTGTCGGGATCGGTGACGGTGCAACGACTATCTTTGACCTGCCGGGCATCGTGGACGGAACCGTGACGGTATATGTGGACGGCTTGCCGGGTGCCTATACCCTGCTCACAGGCGGCGGGGCTGAAGGGGCAGATCGAGTTGAATTTGCTTCTGCGCCGGGCGAAAACGCGATATTGTCCTGTGACTTGACGGGGCTGCATCGCATCCGCTGCCGATTCGCAGAGGACGAGATGACGAAAGAGCTTTTTATGGTGCGTATCTACCGCACGGGGCTGGAACTGCGAGGACTGGCTGGATGAGGGCAATTAACCCCGACATATTAGCAGCACTTGAAGCCGATACATTTACGTTTTTCTTCCTCCTGCGTTTTGACTTCAACAGCCCCCTGTGCCTGACAGATGCCGAGCATGAGGTGTATTACGATGGCGAGAGATACGCCCCGGTAGGCTTCAGCTTTGACTCCCTGTCGGGCGGGGCGGCGCTTGCGGTTGACTCGTTGGACATCGACATTGACGATACCGACCAGGCCATCAGTGCAACCCTGCTCGGTGAAGACGTGCGGAACAAGTGGGCAACGCTCGCGCTTGGGATTATTACCGAGACGGAAGTGGACGACAGCGGCACGCCTCGCATCGAGACAGGCCGCGCTTTTCAGCGACTTTTCAGGGGGATTGTCGGCGGTTGGTATTTGTCGGGAGATAATATGGCGCAGATCACACTCACCAATGAATGGGTGCTGTGGAATAAAGAGCCTTCGCGGATTCAGTCAACGTCTTGCCCTTGGGCGTATCGGGGCACGGAATGCGGTTACGTCGGCCCGGCAGGACCATGCGACAAGAGCTACGAAGCGTGCAAACAACGCGGGAATGAAATGCAGTTCGGCGGCGACCGATTTCTGGCGGCGGCGATGATGAAAGAAGTGTGGTGGGGCAGAACGAGGAATTATCAGGGAAAATGAGAAAAGAATCAATAGCGACGACATTTACACGCTTTCTGAATCGTCCTTATTCATCGGCAGGGGACGGCCCGGATGGTTATGGCTGTCTCAATTTCGTGTATGAGTTTTTGTGCGCTCGTGGTTTGGGCGATAAGCTCATCATTGAGATGGACGATCTTGATCTGACGAATTACATGTGTTTTGCCGAGGAAGCCAGCCAGGAGGAAGTCCGGGAGAAGCTCGTGCGGATATTTGAGATGAACGGCAAGCCTGTTGATACATTGCGGCCCGGTGATGCGGTGGTACTGAAGAGTGAAACAGGGCGGTACTTTCCCGCCATTTATGCCGGTGGGGGGAATGTCGCAAGTTCATTCTCGAATGCCGGGGTACAGGTGAACCCCATGGCGCACTACGAGCTTATTTGCGCGAGGAGGGTGGAGTAATGCCGGTTGCATTAGCAGCGGCGGGGGCATGGATGTCTGCCCACGTGGGGATTGTCATCACGGCGGCCCTGACTCTTATGTCCGCGGCTATTGGGTACCTCACGGGTCCTCGTATGCCGACTGCAGCAGAACGGGAGGAAGTACGACGTGGCTGGCTCGTCAATACCTGTGATAACACGATACCGCTTCCGCTGATTTATGGCCGGTGCCGGGTCGGGATCAACCGTGTATTTGTCGGTACTTCCGGCGCAGACAACAAGTACCTGCATATTATCGGTAACCTTTGTGAGGGCGAAATTGAGGGGATTGTCAAGATAGGAGGTGTCGATCAGCTGTTCCTCGGTGACGAACTCTACACGGAGTTCAGCGGCAAGGTGCATTACGAGATGTTCAACGGCACCCCTTCACAGGGAGTTTGTGCGACGCTGAAGGCGGTTATTCCCGAGTGGAACGACCCAAAGCGTAACACGACGTATATATACATCCGGTTGGAGTACGATCAGGATGTATTCAGCGGTCTGCCTGATTTCTCGGTACTGCTGGACGGTCTCAAGATACATGATCCCAATACGGGGGTAACGGCGTATAGCAATAATCCGGCTTTGATCGCTCGGGATTTCATCACACGGACACGAGGAGGAATGGGAATCGCGGAGGCGCGGATTGATGACGCGTTTGTTACCACAGCGGCGGACTACTGCAATACCAAAGGCTGGACGTGCGATATCGTCCTCAATGGAGGCGCGGCATCCGATATGCTTGAGCAGGTGTTGGCAACGTTCAGGGGCGCGCTATTGTTCAGTGATGATACGTACAAGATCAAGTTCCGCGATCTGTATCATGAGGGTCTTCCGGTGCTGGAAATAGATGACAATATGGTTGTTGAGCAGGGCGGCCAGTCTACGCTGTCAATTACGCAGCCATCGATATTCAACACGCCTAATGCGGTCCGGATGCGTTTCGTCAACAAGGAGAAGGCCTACACCGATGACGATTACCAGCTTGCCGATCTGGACGCACAGGCGGCGGATGGGTATGTCAAGGAACACCAGATTGACGTCAAGGGGATTACCGCCACGGACAATGTCATGAAGATGGCGAATTATTACCTTGAGCGGTTACGACTGAATAAGACTGCGGGTTTGCAATCTCATTCGAGGGCGATGCAGCTTGAACCCCATGACCTGATACATCTGACCCATACTCGGCCGGGGTGGGATAAGAAGATCATGCGGATAACTGGCGTCGGGATTGGTTTTGACGGCAATGTGGCCCTGTCGCTGGAGGAGGAGTACGACCAGCTCTATGATGATGTGTATGAGATTACTCCGCAGGTATTTTACGATACGACATTGCCGAATCCCAAGGACCCCGTACCAAGCGTGGCGAATGTATCCATTGCAGAAGAGACGTATTATTACCGGGGGCGTTCATTCACCCGGTTGAAAGTCTCGTGGAATCCGCCCGTGAATTATCCGTGGTTCGCACATGCCGATGTCTATGTCCGCATTGGTGACGGTGACTGGCAATACATGACCGCGGCCGAAGCTGACTACCAGATTGACCCCGTGGAAGAAGGTGAACAGTATTCTGTCCGTCTGGTTGCGGTGTCGATATGGGGCAGCAAGGAGCCGCTTGACGGAGCTTCTGTCGCTTCTCATAATGTAATGGGTGCGATTGATGCCCCTCCTGACGTGACGGGGTTCACGGCCATCGCATCGGGTGACGCAGTCAGCATTTATGCCCATGTGATCGATCAACCCGATATATTCGGCTACGAAGTCCGGTCGGGTCAAAGCTGGGACGGCGGGGCGCTCGTGGGACAGAACGAGACCCCGAACATCAGGCTGGTGGGCGTAAAGCCCGGCACGTTGACGTTGTGGATGAAGGCCGTCACGAACGCAGGTATTTATAGCGTCAACCCGGCATCGACACAGGTGGTGGTGTTCGGTCCCGCGAATTACCAGACGAAAGCTCAGTGGCAATGGAACTACGACGGCATCGGAATCCACCACAATACCGGGCATTTCGACAACAGCGGGGTAGATGCCCTGCGTGTCGCCTCTACAGAACCTCCTGTCCCGTACAATCTCACGCTGCTTGACGGGAGTAATTTCACTACTCTTTCAGGGGATAATTTCGTAGTTATGGTCAGGCCAGATGCATTAAGCGGTACGTGGACATCCCCTGTCTATGATCTTGGCAGTGTCCAGCCTGTACGTATATGGGGGGATTTTATCACGGGCATAATTTCTGATGCGTTGACATGGGGAGGCGTATTCCGCACGGGGGAGACGTGGGGCGATCGTATCGCACCGGGACAACGATGGTACCAGGTATGGACAGGGGGGCAGCTGGGAAGCGTGACCGCAAAGCTGCTGTATGGCGATTCCGATCCACCGGGCAACGAGATTGACGGCTTCGAGATGGCAGCTCCGGAGGTATCAGCACGATACATACAGGTGGAAATTACAATTGCAAATCCGAACATGGCAACGCATATGACCGTTAACGAACTGAACATGATGGCGGCATATTGGGAGTAATTACGAAATGAAGATAATACTTGATCAGGTACAGCCGGATGGCGAACGTTACGTAGCGTATTTGCAGCTGGTAGATGGCGACAAGGTGATTGCCACAAAGGTGATGCCTTACCAATTAGGTGATGCGGATACGGCGGAAAAGATACGGCAGAAGTTCAGCTCTGATATAGCAGCATGGGAGGCGAAACAAGCCGGGCTGGATCAGGCAAAGCGCGAAATAGAAGCGGCATTATTGGCCGTGGAGAAGGAGGCCAAGAAATAATGGCACAGGATTATACTGAAGGTCTTCCCGGTTGGGCACGCCGGGTAAAAGAGGACGACATTGATAAGATGGGAGGGAACTTTGCGGCGCTGAAATCCTGTTTCTCCGGACCGACTCAACCGCCCGATATGGTGGCAGGGATGTGGTGGTATGACACTACTACTCACATTCTGAAAATACGCAACGAGGCAAACAACGGCTGGCAAAGCGTCTGGAACCTGGCCAGCAACAAGCCCGTGATTGCGAATTTGTCAAATGAAATAACGCTGGCAATGATAAGCAGTACCATCAAGGACGCCGCGGCGGGTACTGCTTCATTGCGGACGCTGGGCACAGGGGCGACCCAGGCCATGCCGGGGAATGCAGTGCCTGCGGGGGGGTCGATTTCAGCTACCCAACTTGTTGCACCAACGGCAGGGACCACCCATCAAATAGGCTTGATCAGGAGCGCGGAATTACAGGCAACTAACTCGGGCGCTCCCGTTTTGCCTGGAATCAGGCTAGGAGGAGCATCAATTCTGTTGTCCGGTGTGGTTACGCTCCGCGCGGAAATGAGGCGAAAGTCTCCTACATGGGTGGGAATAATTGATGTCTACAGAGACGGGTTGAAAATTACCGCTCTCAATAGTGGAGAAAACGCTTCTTATACCGTACGTACGCTGAATATCTCCGTATCGAGGGGGGATTATCTGGATTTTTATTTTTATAGTGTATACGGGACGGGATCATTTGTCAGAAATGTATCTCTGCGATCTGGCTCTAATTGTCTCGGTGGAGGC